TTGGCTTCATTCCATGCTTGTTTCACTTGTTTTCTTTCCGGTTTTGATTCATTTTTTCTTGCCACCTCATTTCGATGTGTCTTATCTCGTTTTGCATCCCTTATTTTATTAGTTTCTCTGCATTTGCTACAGGTCTTGGTTATTTGATGTTTCATTCCCATAAAATGGGATAGTTCGTACTCTTTTGAGCAAGTTGTGCATTTCTTTAGTACGGATTCTTCCATAGCGAAATGCAATAATATTATACAATTACTACTTATAAAATAAAGGAATCAATTTTATATGTAGAAGGCGGATATTGTTATTCACTATATACATTTCTTTGCTCACCCTTAATGGTGAGCAAAGAATGGCTGCATTATGATAAGGCAAATCTTGCTCAACCTGCAGGTTGAGCAAGATTATAACCAGCTATACAAGGAATAAATCTGAAATCTGTGGCATTTCAGATTTATCTATATCTACTCAATTTGCATTGAATAAACAAACATAAAACCGTATTTTTGTGAAAATACAAAAACGTTTAATTGGAATAGGCGCTCTTCTACCTCTAAGTTTCCCTAGAGGGATGGACTGTATCTTAACCCGACTCTGGCTGCTTAGGCCTTCATCATCGAGCGACTACCGTTCAGTCTCTGACGGCTAACCGTAGACTAGCAATTACAAATCGTCTTTAGGTTATTACCATGCGGATTGCCCAATCCTTAACATTATTACTATACCGGAGTTCTATTCTCCGCCATATACTGGTTTCCCAAGTATACTTAGTAGTTAAGGCTCTAAGGGTGTCCCCGAACAACAAGTAGTCTTGCAAGCTCTTACAAGCTCACTAACAACAGGCTATTAATGCAGGAGCCAAATCGAAGTTATCCACAAACATTGCCTGCTTGTTTGTGGCGAGTTGTTTTTCTGCGCCATTGGCAAATTCTAAAAACAACTGAAGTTGTTTAAAGAACCGGACCAAAACGCCTGCCATACCGCTCATAACTCTGAGCACATTGTAGTTAACAGCGTACACACGGACTTTTGCTGTTGCAGTGCCGGCAACTGTTCCGGACGAAAGAACTAGCTGCAAAACAGCGTTGTCAATTCGCGAGAAGTTGCACGAACCGCTGGGTTGATGTTCCTCAGGTCTCAATGCAAAAGAGTACACATTGATACCGCAGTCGGGTGCGCGGGTGTGGTGCTGGTAGGGTTGAACCACGTCAAAGTAAGATCCCTCGCGCTCAGAGAAGCGGTCCTGGCCGTTGAGCTGGAGCTTGGCCGTGACGACGGGGTTCTCGCCCCAACAGTGCATGTCCAAGGCAGTCTCGGAGAGAACGAAAGTTCCGGCATCCGAGACGTACGATCCAGTTGTGGTGGTGGCATCAGCACCGAAAGCGGGGTACTGAGATGTGGCCCACTCTTGAGCAGTGGTGGCACCGCTGTTGGCATCAATAGCGCCGGCCATTTGGAAGAGACCACCGGTGGTGATAAAGTTGTTGGATCCAGCGGTCTCGGTGGGTCCACCGAAGGCGTGGATGGCGTTGGGGAGAGCATCGATGGCGTCCGTGTAGTTGAAGGGCTGGGCACCGAGGGTCTTGTAGAGTGTCATGCCACCCTCCAACGAAGAGCAATAGTCGACGTTGGCATCGGGTTGGACAACCCAAATGAGCTCCTTGCAAGGGTGGTTGAAGTTCAACTTGATCTTGTTGGAGGAAGATCCGACGGACTCGTCACCTGTGAACTGGAGCTGCTCAATGAGGTACTCGTGGGGGTTCTGTGCCATCTTGCGGCGCTCATCCGTGTCCAAGAAGACATAGTCGACGTAGAGGGAGGCGGCAACAAGGGACTGTTGGTAAGCAGATGTGCAGGACACTGTGCCGCTTGTGGCGGCGAGGGAGTTCACGGCCCACAAGCACTCACCAATGGGGCGGAAATCGATGTTGATCTTGACCTCGTGATACTGTACGAATCACTTATACCCTCCCTTTCGGGATATTTATCGGCATTCTCATTTCGATCAACTTATATATAAAATGAGAACGGAGCCGGGGTCTAGACTATATCTTAAGCCATCATAGAAGGTAATTATCCTTCTCAAGCCCATAACCATTTAGTCGTTGAACCTTCCTCTTATCCTTATCATAACGGAGTTAGAGGCTTGGCTGCGGATTGTCTACTTCAGCTATTTGCATAGCTTCATACGGGGGATTTTTACCATACCTGAGATCCTTTCTCAGCCATTGTAAACTTTCATTTACAACTTGGTACCCCAAATATTGTGTGTATTTTTTGTTAAACCGTGTCACATTAACAATGTTATTAAAGTAGTAGTGTAGTAGTAATTTGTTACTTTTTTGTCGATTTTCTGTTGCAGATAGAGGCTGTAAATTCGTCCAGTGGAAACAAATCATCACATCATTTTCATTTGTTAAATCGAAACCATTTATGGGAAGTATGTGATCAATTTGCCAATAACTTCCAAAATTATCCCAATTCATAAAAGTATCAAATCTAAATTCAATCCATTTTTTAAACCATTCTACATCGCATCCAATATACTTGGTGTAAGATGTTTTACGATTTTTCAAAAATTTGTGAATTTTACTTCTGAGCACTTCTGACATTTGAAAATGAAGATCAGTTTTTCGTTTTTCTTGGATTTTTAATTTACGTACAGGTAAGTATTCTTTTTGTTTAGTTTTAATATGCATTTTCACTTCATCGCGAGATCGATATTCCTTACGTTGTTGAAAGATTGATTCCTTATGAGTTTCTCTGTACTCTTTGTTTTTTTCAAGAAGAGTATTTTTATGTGACTCATAGTAGAGAGTATTTTTTTCTTTTATGTGATCTTTTTTTAGATCTCTATACTCTTTACGACAACTTTTGCAATCATATCTTAAACCATCGGGTGAATTTGCTAATTTACCAAAACATTCTACTACCTTTTCTTTTTTACATTTACAACATTGTTTCGACATTTTACTACCACTTATTGCACTACTTTTATATATACATACACAATATTCTTTATACGTCTTTAAGAGTTTCCCGCAATTTGGATATGTTGCTGCATTGCAGCCAAGAGCCATTAATTGGCCCTTAGCAGGATGCAACTAGCACCTGGGAATGACAAAACATTTCGTCCCGAGTCCACAACAGATTTTCCCTAAAACAGTGCTCGGATGTTTTAGGCTGGGTACTTTTCTGCCCTACAGATTTCAAGGCAATGAGGGGGAGGGCCAAGCCGGGGTTGCGGCAAAACCAAAACAAGAGGGGGATGTAGAGGGTGGTCTCAGGGAGGGCGTTGCGGGGAGCGCACACCTGGGCGGGTCCACCGGCGGCAGCACAAGGTCCGGACACGGCGGCAAAGTTGGGGTCAGTGATGTAGGTAAGGGCAGTGGTGTTACCAATCATCTTGAAGTATCCGCGCTGTTGCTCGGACGACATGGTGACCTGGTTCCAAATGTGCATCCAGTCACCGTATTGGCGGTCAATGCGCTGGCCACCAATCTCGACCTCAACCTGGGCAATGAGTTGCTCACCGATAAAGTCCAACCAGCGGGCATAGACTGTACCAGTGTTGTTCATCGACTGGTTGATCTCAGGCAAGGTGACCTGGAGGTATGTGCGGTAGCACAAATCGCCGTTACGCGAGATGGTGCAGGTCACACGGCGACCAAAATCGGCCTGGCCGGAGAAAGTCTGCTCAATGCTCTCCATGGCAAAGTTTGTGTGGCGTCTGTAAGACACCTTCCAAAAGGTGATCTCGGGGGTTCCCGTAAGGAACACGTCTTGTGCGCCGTAGGCGACCAATTGCATAAGAGCTCCTCCCATGTTTGCGGTTTTATATAGTACTAAAAGAAAATAATTTGGGGAAAAACGATTTCCAAATTATTTGATCGAACATACACTTCTATTTCAAAAACTACAAAATTAGCTGCATAATAACATTATCAAAAATTAGAGCAGCAGCTAGTATATGACACGACCATAAGATAAACAGTTTTCCTAAATATATTATCCATGAAAAGGGACATAAATCCAAGATCTTCAAAGAATATTATCGATAAACAACCCTATATGTCGAAAACTTTTATCACATTTGGAGCGGGCAGACAAAATTATTACGATGCAGGTGAGAGATTGTTGCGACAGGCAAAGAATATTGGCGTATTTGATCGATGTATCCTATATACGGATCGCAATCTAAAGGAAGACCGGCCATTTTGGCAAGAACATGGTTCATTTATAGAGAACAATCCACGTGGGTATGGGTATTGGCTGTGGAAACCCTATCTAATTAAAAAAAACATGGAACAATGCGCGAATGGTGACATAATTCTATATTGCGACTCAGGTTGCGAAATCGATCAGAAAAAAGCCGGTCTATTTCCACAATTTTTTGAAATTGCTAAACAGGACAAGATTCTTGCAACAAAAGCTGGATGTATTGAAAGACAATCGAATAAAATGGATTTATTAATTGAGTTGGGTTTGCAGGATGAATCAGTTCATTACGAGGAACAACGTCAGTCGGGAATCATATTATTTTATGTGTGTGATGAAACTCGTGATTTGGTAAATAAATGGTATACACTTGCATCAGACTACCATTTGATTGATGATAGTCCGTCGATTGCACCAAATTACGACGATTTTATAGAACATAGACACGATCAGTCTATTTTCAGTCTTTTGACAAAACAGCACTCTATTTT